TATGCTTTATTTTAAATTCTTTCAGTGACTTTTCTATCTTTTGATAAAGGTCTGTTGTTTTTGTTGAGTATGTAGATAAAGAGCCCCTAGGCTCATCTGCGAATCTGAATAATTCATCTGTATCTGCATATATTGATACTAACTCATTATAAGCATCTTTACAACTGGAAGGATAATCATTTAGTTGTGGCATTATAGCCTCGATTGAATCTCTCTTTTGTTTTAGTCTCTTATAGGTATTTGTTGTGATAATAAACTCCTGATGCTTCGCTAAGGCTTCATTGAAATCAGTGCAATATTCTCCATTGTATTCATGATCGTAAATTACTTTTCTCCAAGTATCACAATAATGAAGAGTTATTGCTTCACTTAAATCAGCTTCTTTCTCAATCATAGAAGCGGTATTAGAGAGTTTTGCTATATACTCCTTTTCTGAATTACATGAAACCAAAACTATGGCTAGTATCGCACTCAAATAAAAAAACTTTTTCATCATATCGTTATTTTTGTTACACAATCAATTTATTAGAATCCTGTTTGTAATACTGTATTAGAGTATTACAAGATTGATATTTTATATTCAAAAAAACATTTATTTTATTACTTGAAGAATATCCAATGATACGCTTATTTGATTCTTCTGGAATTCTAAAATTCAGAAAGGGACTTTGTGAATGCGAATATAGTGAAATGAAAATAACAACGAGCATCAGCAGAGTTTTCTTCATGTGTTTAAGTATTTTGTTTGTTATCGTTTTCTCTATAAACAATGTTTGTATTTCCGCTATAAAGTTAACGCAAAACATTGATAACGCCAAAATAAAAGGGTAGTAAAGTTAACAAAATAGATTTTTACTCTAAATTAAATAAGAAAATGAGGATAATGCTAGAAACCTGTTCAAAGATAGTTCAAAGAATTGCCCTTTTTATTTGCCCCCAAACGGGGATAATTACACTTATCCTATATATAATAAAAAAGCCAATACTAATTGTACTGGCTTTATTTTGTGAATCTTGACTTGATTTTCTTCGTCGGGGTAGCGGGAAAGTCACTCCATATGTTCTATACCCTTCCTATGCTGATATTTTTAGTCTATAATTGTCAATCGGTTGATAATCGTCTATTAATGTCTATATTTTATTATTGAAGGTGCATTCTAAAGATTTCATATTCAATAATAGTCAGATTCAATGTATACTCTAGTCTATTTTTTAAATTAGAAATTACATTCTCTATATCATCTAATGGAGCTAAATTATATATGAATATCTCATTTTCTTTATCAATAGTTTGTCTCGCCACAAGACAAGTAGGTATTATTTCATAAATTTTCGTTTCTATATCCTCATATTGGGATTTTATAGATTTATCAAATATAAGTTTTATATCTACTATTCTCTTTGGGATAGATAGGTCTGTTTTTAATACGGGGATTCTTTTCTCAATATTATCAAGTTTGTTAATAATATATAGTAATGAATTCTTTTCCTCTTTATCTTCGAGGCGTTCTATATTTTTTATAATAGATTTTTCTTTCGCAACTCTATAAATAGGATTATCAATCTCTGTATCATTCAAAGTAGCTTTAATCTTTTTTTCCAGTTCAGACTTTAATTCTATTGCTCCAAACATGTCATCACAGTAAAATATAGTACGTTCTGTAGTTATGTCAAAAGGTAATTCCGTAGATTTTTCTGCTAAACATAAAATAGGAAGTCCCACAGCGTGTCTTATAGCAAGTTCATACATAACATTAGGGTTAAGTCCTGTTAAATTTGCTATTACTAATTTAGAGTCAAGTATTAATTTAATTACTTGATTAGTAATTGAACCACTCTTGTCTATTTCGTGTGCAGGAATTGCCTTGAAATTTAATTTCTCACATACGGGTCTTATTACATTATTTATCAGGCCATCTGTTTTTCTACGTATTATACTAGTGTCATCTCCAATGGGGGTGATGATAAAACAAGTTTCAGTTTCTTGAACTTTTTTAATTTCTTCTTTTAATGCTTTGACAATCATCGTTTTTCTTATTTATTCATTAGAATTTGAATTGTTCTTTCTTTTTCAGCCAAAAGCTCTTTTAAATGAGCTATTTCTTTTTGATATTCACTTAGGGTTATATCACCAGAAACATTGTTACCGTTGCCTTTTACTTGATGTCCGATGTTTAAATTGGATATATCTATTTCTCTATTGAAGAAAAAGTCAATAGGCATCTTGAAAAAATCTGCAATTTTTTCAATAGTTGTACATTTGGGATCATTAATACCTTTGATAATATTATCTAACGTAGACTTTGTAATACCAGCATAGGTGTATAAATCGACCTTTTTTACTCGCCTTTCATCTATTAATTCGTTTATTATATGTCCTTTAAGCATAAATTTCTTGTTTAGAAAAAGTATAAATAATAATACCATTATAAAATAATGGACGATTTGTTATACCTTGTGGTTTTAAAATAATACCTTTGCGTTATAAATTTAATAATAAAAATGATAACAACTATGAGAAAGGGAGAAAAACAGCCCAAAATGGTATTTAAAAACCATTATGATCTCTTATCACGAGAGAAGAAGATAGAGCTACGAGATGAATTTCTTCGCCAAAGTGGTGTATCTCTACCATCTTTTTACAATAAAATGTCAGGAAATTCATTTAAACCTCTTGAGGTAAATTTACTTAGACGTCTTTTAAACGAATCTATTAATGATAAGGTATGAAACAGTTTGTTAATATAGAATTTTATAATACTCCTGAAGGGGATGTTATGTTGAAAGAAGAAGGTAAAGCCGCTCGTCTTTTTGAAGAAACTGATTATGAGATAGTAGCTTGGTTGCTTGCCATCATTCGCGACAGATATCCTAATGCTCATGCGGCCTTGATGGAATTATATTCAAAAAGTAATAGAAACAAATCATTTTATGAGTATAAGGTAGCGCATCGGTTTGCTCGTTGTAATTTCGGAGAATATGACCAAAACAAATATGATATTGATTACTTGGGCAGACTTCAATTTGAAGAGGTTAAATGTCCATTAAGAGGAGAATGCATCTTTGAAGGTGTTATCTGTAAACCTAAGCTTTCTACTAAACTTTCTGAAAGAGAAATAGAAGTCTTTCGATTAATAGCTAACCATCTGACAGCAGAAGATATAGCTTCTGAATTATCAATATCTATTTTGACTGTTAACCGACATCGTGAAAATATCAAAGCTAAAATCGGAGCAAGGAACGTAGGAGAGATGATTTCTTACTGGCATGCTAATAATCTACAATAATTTAGCATTTTCCGGGTTCGATTCCCGGCTTCGAACGACGATTTACTAACTAATAAACTTATTATTATGGATGCAAAGAACAAACCTTTTGTAACTCTTCAGAACCGGAATAACGAAGATGTATTTTGGATTCCGAAGCCTACCTCTAATAATGTATTGAATTGCGTAGCTGCTTTTGATGTAATGAGGTATCTTCCTTTTATTGATGCACTAAATAATCTCTCTTATGTAGAGGTGAAAAATGTATCATCAATAGATGAATCTATGAGTACAGTAACTATCAAGCTAATTGAAGAGAATAGTTTAACTCAGATTATTGAGGATATTCCACAGTTTTTATTCCAATTTGTAGAGCAGGCTATGCCAACAAATAACATTCATCAGGGGAAAGGAGAATAAAGATGGATGTGATTAGATTCTCAGATGGTTGGAACGGAAAATTAAAATGTAAATGCTTCACGACTTTTCGTCTTGCTACTGCCAAGTATCAGATTAACAAAACGTATCGTATTGAGTTGAAAGGACAATACATTGGAACTGCAACGATTAAAGGCATGCGTATAATGAAGCTTTATCGGGTGAATGAATTTATAAGTTTCCTTGATACGGGGTATGAACCGGGAGCATTCGTAAATATGATGAAGCGAATGTACATGAATAAAGTGCCTGATGTAATGCAAGCTGATTTTTACTATATCCTATTAAAATGGGAAGGAGAACAAAAATTGGATTTTGATGGAAAAGAAAAGACAGAGGAAGTTAAACAATCTCCGGTATCGGCTTAGGAAAAACGGATACCAAATCAATGATGAAGTAAAAGTCGTTGTTTTACCAGGAATGGAAGAAGAGCGAAGCCTTCTACGAGAACGAGAAATAAAGAAGTTCGGATACGATTTACAAGAAAGATTATTTAAATAAATCAAGCAACTTAGAAATGAGCATAAAGAATAGTTACTTAACCGTTACAGATCAATTCTGTGGTGCCGGCGGATCATCGCAAGGCGCACGCAAGTTATCCCGAAAAATGGGTGGCGGCTTAGAAGTAAAGTTGGCAATGAATCATTGGAAGCTGGCCGTAGAAACCCACAATACTAACTTTCCGGAAGCTGACCATGATTGTGCCGATATACAAGCTGTTGACCCACGACGTTATCAAAGTACCGATATATTAATAACTTCTCCTGAATGTACAAATCATTCTCTTGCAAAAGGTGTGAAAAGGAAGTATCAGCAAACTAATACATTATTTGGTGATCTAACAATTGACCCGGCAGCGGAACGATCACGGGCAACAATGTGGGATGTTCCTCGTTTTGCAGAATATCATAAATATAACCTTATCATAGTTGAGAATGTAGTTGAAGCACGGCAATGGGTAATGTGGGATGCTTGGTTGCACGCAATGCACAATTTAGGGTATGAGCATAAATGTGTTTATCTAAATTCAATGCATGCATTGCCTACTCCTCAAAGCAGAGATAGAATGTATGTTATATTTTGGAGGAAAGGAAACATGGCTCCGGATTTGAATTTCTGCCCTAAAGCTTATTGTAAATCTTGTGGGAAAGAAGTTGAATCTATACAGAGCTGGAAGAATTCCAAAAAGAAGTTTGGGAAATACCGACAACAATATATCTATCGTTGTCCACGCTGTACAAATGAAGTTGAACCATATTATTATTCGGCATTCAATGTTATTGACTGGTCGAAGCCCGGAGAGAGAATTGGAGATAGAAAGAAGCCACTAGCTGACAACACAATGAAGCGTATCGAATGGGGATTAAATAAATGTTCTGATTCAAGTTTTGTTATTTATACAGATAATTCCAGCGTACTAAACCGTGCATCTGGCATATCTGATCCCATCTACACCCAGACCACCAGACAAGTTGCAGCACTAGTCACCAAAGGTTCATACGGTGGTGATATAGTGCCGATAACATCACCTGAGTATACAATGACTACGCAACATAATTATGGTGTTGTCGGAGTGCCTATGTTGATTGATGAACATAATAAAAATGGTAAGTGCCGACCGTTAAATGAACACGTTTCGACGGTACTTTCCGGAGATAACCATCACGGTTTCGTCGGTATCCCAATGATAATAAAGAACTACGGCGGTAATTTCAATCCGAAGAATGCACCAATACCCATCGATCAAGTTCTTGGAACAATGACTACTGTGGATTCTCATGCACTTTTAAGAGTTCCGTTTATCGTTGAAAATCGAGGCCAATCGAATGCCAGGGATATCAACCAGGCATTAAGTACCCAAACATCCATGATTACGCACGGAATAGCATCCACCGAAGCTGTGAATGCATTTCTTTCTTATTATTATGGAAATAATCAAGCATCCGGAATATTCGATCCAGTTGGAACTATTCCAACAAAAGACCGCGTAGCACTTGTTTTGTCTACTCCTAAAAACATTGATATAAACGAGTGTACTTATAGAATGCTATTTCCTCACGAAGTTCAGGCAGCTATGGCTTTCGAATCGGATTATGTCATATGTGGAACTGGAAAAGATAAGGTCAAACAGCTCGGAAATGCAGTAACGCCACCAGTAATGGAGTTGTTACTTGAAAGAGGCATTGAGACTTTTTATTAATTCAAATCAGAAAGGAGTAAAAATGGCAAGAACAATTTATGAAAACATTGGTGTTGAATTCGTTTTGGAAGAAATAGACGAATATGAAGCAAAAATCAAGGTTAATGACAAAACTCTGATTTATATATCCAGAGAACAAGAGGCTGAATTTGAGGAAGAACTTAAAAAGTTATTCGACAAATATAGAATTTAACAAGAATAAACTTGAACCTAATGCTGTATAGGCAAACGTAATGGAATATGTGTGACTGTTTTGATAAAGTAGAAGCGAATTTGAAAGAAAAGACCGATGACCCGGAAGCATCTTTAAATTATATGTACGCCATGCCGTCTTTTGAAAAGAAGCCAGTAATAGAAGCAACTTACCGGAAAAAGAAAAAGGATGGTACATTTAATAAAACGGAGAGTACTATATCTATTGCTTATCCTTTTTGCCCGTTTTGCGGAAAGAAATTATCAGAAGAAAAATAATTCAAATCAGAATAGATATGAGTAAGATAGATGTTTCACCCCTGAACACTGCATTTGAAAATCTGAAAGATGGCGCAATCCTGTTATTTCAGAAAAATTCTGATGGAACATTCTCGCCTATTTCTTTGGAGAGGTCACACGGAAGATTGATACAAGAAATACTGGCTGAATGTAGTAAAGAAAGTCCTCTTTATGTTCTCAAAGAGGTTAAGGTAAAGCAATTAACGTAAAACCAAATAAATATGAATGAGAAAGAAGATTTTTTCTTTATGGTATATGTAGAGGGTGAACATACCCCGGCGTATAAACACAGCGATTTGACAAGTGCAGAGACAGAGGCTAAACGATTAGCTGAATCTTCGAATAGAAAGGCTTATGTTCTTTGCTCTATCAAGTCTTTTGAAGTAAACAAGTTTACGGTTAGAGATTGTCGTCCGGCGCTGGGTGATGACCTTCCGTTTTAATTAGAAAAGTGAAAGTTACATTTGAAATAATTGATTAATAAAGGGATAGATATGGAACAAAGAATTTTTCTTTTAGCAATTAAAAAGAGCAAGAAACGTGTAGGAACAACCTATTGTATAGGTGTACATCGATTAGGAACCTCAAATATGGAGTTTATATTAGGAGAAACTGACAATGACCGTGAATATGTAAGAGGTGATGAAGTTTCATATGTATATAATGCAGATTATACCGAAAACTTGCAAAATGCTTTGGATTGGCTGAATAATACTAAATAATAATGTTGGAACAATATGTAATAGAAGGGTTGCTGAATGCAATCAAAGAAAGAAATGCAGAAATCGAAATTATAACCTCTGCTTTGTGGAATGCCTATAAAGGGATGACGCCTATTAAAGCTCTAAACGAAGCCATTAAGGAATATAATGAAATTCAGAAAGATATTGAAGAAAATGGCTAAAACTGAATGAACTTGCAAGTTCTTTATAAACCTTCAAGTATTTGTGTAAAAAATGCTCCGTCAGGAGTCAATTATGAATAACTAACTTTAATATGCCAGCTTTAAGGAGAGCTGTTGGGTATCAGCCCCAGTTTGGGTTTGTTCATTGGGACCGGGTGAAATCCCCGGTCTTTTTTAGAATGACTTAAATAGCTGAAGATATGCAGAAAGTTTGGAATATATTATGGAAACAGTTTGAATGTGCCACTAATGAGTTTAATGCTTATATTGATGGCGGTATTCCTGCTATTGCACAACAAAAAATAGCCAAGTTTATCAAAGAATGGGATAAACTGAAGGAGCAGGCAATGAAGTTTGACGAATTAATGCAGAATCCCATAGAGCCGATTGAAATCAAACTACCATTCGAAGAAGAAGAGTTTCTGCAGACTTGGCAATATTGGAAAGAATACCGTCTTGAAACGTTTGGTAAGACCTATAAAAGCAGAGAAGAACAGAAGGTTTTGGACTATCTTGATGAAATAAGTGAAGGAAGCCCGGATATAGCAATTAGATATTTGAACTTCGCTATGGCTGGTAGTTATCCTAAGTTTTTTAAAGTGACTGATAATAGCTATACTAACCCACCTAAAGAAATAACCCATGACAGCGACTTTTAGTGACTTCATTAATACCTGCAAACAAAAGCAGCAAGAACTGGATCGGGAGCTATGGGCTTTTCATTATTCTCATATTTCTGACATCGAGTTTTGGACGCTATTGAAAGCAAAGGCAGAAGCTATAATGATGCAAAGAGGTATTAAGTCAACATTCATTGTTGACCAGTACAATAAGGACATAATTCGTCAGTTATATTATTATCTGACCGGAGATGTGGGGAATTGCAAGTGGAATGTACATAAAGGCATATATTTGATGGGAAAAGTCGGATGCGGCAAATCCTTATTGATGTACTCCTATTTGTCTGTACAGGATTATCTCACTCGTAAGATAACTGAAACTATTCATGCAAAGCAACTGATAGAATTACTTCAATCTGAAGGTGGAATTACTGGCCTAAGAGAAAGACCTTTGTTTATTGATGAGTTGGGACGTGAAAATTTGGAGATGAAAGACTATGGAAATGTAGTCAAGCCGGTTATAGACCTGTTTGCTATCAGGTATGAATATGGCGGTAGGACTTATGCTACTTCGAACTTTACTCTTGATACACTTGAAGCTGCAAGAGATGTAAAAGGAAAGGTTACTGCGCAAAGGTATGGTAATTTCATCCGAACGAGAATGGACGAAATGTTTAATGTGGTGGAACTCCCAGGAGAAAACCGCCGATTAAGATGGGGAAATAATGGCTAAGAGAGAATTGGCAAAAACTTCTTCGGCTGCCAAAGCTGCTGGAAAAGTACAAGCGGTAAAGGAGTGGTTGGATATGAACTATGAAATTAAGATTAATATATTCGACCACTCAAAATCGTATATTGAGAGTAAGGAACGTGAATACACTACATCAATCACAGAAAATGATATCTATATGCATATGATTGATGATGGTTTGGCCTGTAGCAAGTCGTTATTAAAGGCTATATTGACTTCTCCTAATCAGATGACAGCATATAATCCGGTTACAGAGTATTTTGATGGTTTACAAAACAAATGGAACGGTGTCAGCCAAATAGATTTGTATTGCAGCTTTCTCCGGGCACACGACTTTAAAGATAAAGATGATACGGAATTTTATCAAAACCGGATGAAATACCTAATAAAAAAGTGGTTGGTAGCTGTAGTTGCACAAGTATATGGTAAGAGGCAGAATGATGTAGCAATTGGATTTGTTAATGCTCAAGGCGGAATAGGCAAGACGACACTGATTGAATTTTTGGTACCACGATGTTTGGAAGAGTATTACGTTGTTTCGGATAAAGACGAACGTATATTCAGAATGACAGAGTGTTTTGTTTCCCGCTTTATTATCAACTTTGATGAGTTTGTTGGAATAACAAAGTCAACAGAGAACAGTTTTAAAAATAATATGAGCCGGCTCATGGTGGATATCAAGTTGCCAGGAGAAAGTTTCACCACAAAGATGCAACGTATTGCTTCCTGTGCTTTCACAAGTAATAAGACACAGGAGATGGGAGGGTTTCTATTTAATTCAGATTCCGGTCTTCTCCGTAGAATAGCCGCTATTGAGATTGACGAGATCGGGGATTACAGAGAAGCCGTGGACGTGGATCAGCTTTGGGCGGAAGCTATGACCTTGTATAATGGAACTTTTGATTATACCTTTAATCGAAAAGATTATGATGATTTCCAAGAATATAACGCAAAGTATGTGATTGAATCCACCGCATATAAATTGGTGAAGGAATGGTACCGGAAGCCGGAAGAAGATGAAGAGTCTTTGTTCCGCATGCCGATGGACATCGTTCGGGAACTGAAAGCTGCACGAAAGATAACTAGCTCAATGACCCGCATTGACGATATTACTATCGGGCAGGCATTGCGCCAGTTAGGCTATGAACGTATAGGTAAGAAATTGCCGGGAATGGGTACACGTTATGGATATAAGGTAGTACAACTCTATTAATCAGATATTTGTATATATGTATATTAGATCATAAGGTCTAATATATAAAAAACTATTTAAGAGAAAAATAATTGAAAATGTGGTTACAACCTTACAACCTTTATAATATATGTGTTTTAATATGTTGATAATCAGATATGAAAAGGTTGTAAGTGCATAGTTTGTTATTCACTTACAACCTACTTACAACCACTTACAACCATATAAGTGGTTACAACCGGTAGACTAGATGTAATGTGCTTATATACAATGCTTTGATTGTTAGTTGTAGGTTGTAAGCTAGTATGGGAAATTATTTTAAAAAACAAGTAATATGGAAAAACCAAGTGTAACAATAGAACTAGCACCCTATTTACATGATTACTTATATCATGAGTTTGGGTGTAGAAAAGAAGGTGGGGTAATGGTAGCAACCACTAATGATCTCGGAAAAATGATTCAAGCAATGGTGACAATAAAAGACCGCCCGCCACGTCTTCCTTTGAAAGAGAATCCAATTACATTATATTTGCCAACACAGGAATGGAATCATTTCATTTTAAATGAAAACTTTCTGTATATTCCTGAATGGAAACAAAGGATGTTGCAGGATTACATTGAAGCATCTTTCCGTCTTCGTATTCGCGAATATTTTGTTGCGGGATATGAGAAGGGATTCAAGCAGGATAAGATTATAAAAGCGTTTTTGATGGCATATAACATTAAAAATAACGCAATAAACTATGATGCGATAAAGAAGTATGACTATCGAAATCGGAAAAAGATGATAAAAGAGGTAAATAAGGAAATACAACTGTCTCTTTTCTAAGTGATTGTGTTTTTTTTACGATTAATCTATAAGTAAAAAGATATTTTTTATCTTTTTTATACTTATACTTTTAAGCAATTTATTCATTATTAGATATATAAGCTATGAGTTTAGATGATAAAAGAGCACAAATTAGCGCAATGTTCTATCTTTCAATAGACGATGCGGATATTGATGATTGTTTGGGCGTTAGTTCCATCTCCGTTTCCGGCAATTGGATCGATTTTAATATATCCAAATGTGAGCTAAAAGAAACTAGGTCTGCTCCGGGAGAATTGGTACAACAAGAATTGAGCGCTACTTGTACAGATTCAAGTGAGGCGAATGAATCATTTATTAGGGAACAATGTGGTGGATATGGGCTACTTCGTATTGATTACTCTAATGGTGAGAGGAAAGTGGTTGGAACAGATAAAAACCCGGTACAGCTCTCTATTGAGAGAAGCGGTTCCCCAGCAGCCATCACTCTATCAATAAAACGTTCTAGTGCCGAGTTCTCAAAGTTCCTAAAGTCCTTTTAATAGGCGGTAAGTCATTGTAATTTTGTATCAAACAAATAAAGTATAAAAATACATGGCATTTTCTTCTTTATATAGTGCTGTTTTGAGAGGTAAATGGTTTATCTCACTCCGGGATGTGGAAGCCAACCAAATCCTGATTAATCTTCTTTTAGAAAGAGGGGTTGAGAGTGAAGATATAACCAAACTATCAGATAAGTCTCCCATAGTTGTATGTGCGATGTCCGAAACAGAAATGAAATCCGGACACGATTTTTCAGATGCACCACAAGATAGTGTGGCAGTCATAGGGCTTCAAGGTTCTATGTTGAAATACGGTTCATACTGTAGTTATGGAACTACTGAAGTAGCAGAGATGGTAAATCAGGCTGCAGATTCCCCGAAAATTTCTGGTATTTTGCTTGACATAGATTCCGGTGGCGGTAGCGTTGATGCTATCGCCCCACTCATTGATGCAATCCAATATGCACAGAAGAAAAAGAAGTGTGTGGTTGCATATTGTGATTTGTGCGCATCTGCTGCCTACTATGTAGCTTGTTATTGCGATGAAATTATTGCTTCTAACACAATCTCTTCGGAATTTGGCTCTATTGGTGTAATGATGAGTTTTCCGGATTATGCCAAATATTATGAGAAAGATGGAATAAAGGTTCATACAATCTATAGTAATTTATCATCTTATAAAAATGCGCCGTTTGAAGCGGCGAAGGAGGGAAAATATGATGCAATCAAAACAGAAGAACTTGATCCGCTCGCAAGAGGATTCCAAGAAGCAGTTAAAAGTAGAAGAGGTAGTAAACTTAACCTCGAAACGGAAGGGATCATTGCCGGGCGCATGTTCTATGCGAACGACGCCAAAAAAAATGGCTTGATTGATTCGGTTGGTACTAGAGAGTTTGCATTGAGAAGAGTGAGAGAATTGCGCAGAGATGCGTATGTAAACGAATATATTAATTCAAAAAGTGCATAATTATGTTTGAAAAAGTAGTTGCTGCCGTATTTGGATATTTGGGAATCTCAGCTTTAGCTAAAGACAAGGACGGAAAATCCTCAATGAGTAAAGAGCAGGAGACTAAACTGGAAGATAAATATGGAAAAAAATTCGTCGAGGAGTTCAAAAAGGATCTTGCCGATTTCGAAAAGGAGGGGAAAACTGCAGAGAGTGTGGTAACAGAAGAACTTCTGTCTGAAATGGAGGTTGAGAAAGGGAAAAATGCGAAAGAGTTGAAAGAGGCTCGTGAACGTATTGCCAAACTGGAAAAAGAGAAAGAGGAAGCCGATGCCATAATCGCTAAGTTGGAAAAGGAAGAAACAGCTGATGCAGGAAAGGTTGTAACAGGAACAAATGCGGATAATATGGGAAAGACTTTTAAACCGGACATGAATCTGTCGCATAATAAATATGTTGATGCTATTTATTATGGAAGACCCGGTGCTTCTTATTCAGGCAATACAACTATTGAAACTACCGAACTGCAAAAAGAATTTGGTAAGTATGTAAATAGTGAACGTCTTGAAATCCTGCAAAGTTTGATGGGAAAGACCGAATCTACGCAGTATATGTCCACCATCGCTACCGATAAAGTTATTGAGGCTGGCGCTGCTAATATGTTGAATGGATTTAAGCAGTCTCTAGGTTTAATGACAGATTCATGGGCTGACAATGTTTTGGATAGATATATAAATAAAGGTGTTAATCAAGTGAGAGCTATTGATAACGAGGTGGCTCTACTAAATGCGCACATGGAAGAATCTCGTAAGAAATTGATAAAAATAGAGGTAGAAAAGAATACAAAAGGAGTTCCACCTCCACCGGATGACGAAGACAAGAAGCCTTGGACTACTCGTTTGCAAAATGCAGAAAACGCATACAAAGAAGAATTATTATTGCTACAAAAGAGTTCTGATGCGTTAGCCAGAACGGAGAATGAATATCAGTTGGATGCTCTTCAAAAAGAACTGGAATTTCAGGTTGAAAGGTTGGCGATCATCAAAAAGTATCAGTCAAGTGAAAAAGATAAGAAACATCTGGCTGAATTGGGTAAATTGGAAAGTGAGGCACAAAGCGCAATTTACAATACTCTAAAAAAGTCAGAAGAAACTCGTCTCAACTTAATTAAAGAATATCGGGACAGGAGGCTGAATACTGTTAATGCCGGAGAGAAAAATCTTCTGCTTGAACAGTCTAAACTCAATGATAGTGGTGAGCTGACAGAAAAAGACTATAAAAATCGCCTTTTAGCTATTGAGATTACCTCTTTATATTCCAGACTCGAAATAGCAAAAGATTATAAAAACGATATTGCTGAACTTGAATTCCAAAATGGAGAGGTCAAAGCCAAAGCCTTAAAGGAGGCAGGGGATAACATTCTCAATCTTGAACAACAAATTAGTGATAAGCGTATTAAGATCATTCGGGATAGTGCTAATCAAATTCAGAACTTCAGTAGCCAGTTTAACAAGATGAATGGTTTGGCTTCCACTGACCAACAACTGGCAGCACTGGAATCCTTTTATAAATCTCAATTAGAACTAGCTCGAAAGAATGGGTTGGATGTTACTCTTCTTACGTCTGTATATGAAGAATCTAAGAGGAAAATTCAAGAAAAAGGAGCGAAGGATAGGGCTACTGTTATACAAAAATATGAGTTGGACGCTGCCGAGGATATTAGAGATTTAAAACTGAAAGCTCTTGAGGAGGAACATAAAAAAGGGCTGCTTTCAGAGGAAGAATACGAAATAGCAAAAAATAAAATCAATAATGAATATATTCAGAAAAAGATAGAAGGAAGTGAACAGTATTTTAATGCTGTGAGTAGTATAATGAGTAGTGCTTCTTCTGCTGTTCAGGGATTCCAAGATGCAGAAATGAACAAAGTAACTCATAAATATGACAAGGAAATAAAAGCCGCCAAGAAAGCCGGGAAGGATACAACTAAGTTAGAAGAAGAGAAAGAAGAGGCCCTAAATCAGGTAAAGAGGAAATATGCAGACAAATAATTTGCCGTATCGGTTTTACAAATTACTGCAAGTACTGCTGTTGCTGCAATGGAAGCATATAAGGCAATGGCCGGTATTCCTATTGTTGGTCCGGCTCTTGGTGCCATTGCAGCTGCGGCAGCTGTAGCTAGTGGTGCGGCACAGATAGCTGTAGCCAAACAGCAACGGGATGAAGCGAAGGGCTTGAAGTCCGGTGGTTATTCTGATGAATATGTTGAAGGATATACTAAAACAGGAAATCCGGATGATGTTGCCGGAGTTATTCCCGTTCATAAAAATGAATTCGTGACCAATCATGAGGGAGTAGAGAATCCTCATGTGCGCCAATTTCTTGATGTTTTCAATGTTGCGCAAAAGAATGGAACAATCCGAATGTTGAACACTACACAAATTTTAGAGCAGGTACGTACTAAAAGTGGTAAATATAGTGGTGGTTATTCTGATGATTCAGTATCTTCTTCTTCCCGATATACTGTTAGCGGTCATATCATGGACGAAGAGACGTTGCGTAAACTATTCGTTCTTTTGAATACGAACAATGATTTGCTTCAATCTATTCTTGAGAAAGATTTAATTGTTGATTCGCGAGCTGTTCGTGATGGAATTAAAAAATTAGAGAGAATGGAAAGGAATGTGAGTCGTGGTTAGTGTCCTTTTTTAAGGCAAGAAAGGAGAGTATATTTGCAATGTGTTTGTTATAGAGGAGTATTTGCGTCGGGAGACGCTTTCCTGTCACAAGTTTAAAGTTAAAACTAAATGAAACTAGCCCCAAAATCCGTGAGGACTTGGGGTTTTTATTGTCCTTTTTTAAGGCTTATCTGGAAGGTACTTTTGTAGTATGGAAATATATGAAGCAATTCGTCGAATGAAAGAGAAAAGCGAACGGGGAGAAGTCTTCTCATTTGCTTTCATGAGTTATAGTTATGAACGTAATAAAAGCCAGGGCATAGTCAAAGTTGAACATGCCCGACTTCGTAAACAAAGCACTTTAGAAACAAATCGCTTTGCTGACTATATGCTGAATTTTATAGATGCAGATACTCTTGAATATGGAATGTGCTGGCAAATTCTATTGTTAGAATTTGATGGAAATGAATTAGAACTTACATAGTGCGTGATGGATAATAATTATGAAAATATAGTCCCGTGGAACGGAGCGAATGATACCGGACGTGATGTACGGCTCAAATTGCAAAGAAATTTTTCAAAGATTGGAATAAACTTTCAGGAGTTGGAAGGTAAGTTCACGACAGTCGATGAATTGTTCGATTTGATAGAGCAGGAGCTGGAAAAGAAACTAAGCAAAACAGAGAATGATTGGGCTGCAGGAATCATAACGTTCTTGAAAGGGTTAATCGCAGAGGAGTTAATTCAGGCTAACAATGGGTTAGTTGTTCGCAAAACGGAAGTTGTAGAGCCTATGCTGATGTCTTTATTATCAGAAGAGTTCGAAGAAGGTATTGTAGAAGAGAACGAAGATGTATTTGTTGAAGAAATGCGTACTGCTACAGGTGGTGCGGCGACACTGGGTGAACTTGATAATGTAGATGATGAAGCTGACAGCGTATCTGATACAGATGATATATTGGTCAGATTAGCCGGAACTTCCGAATGGACAATTAATACGGCTTTATTCTCTCAAGTCTCACAACTTATGTCGAAAGTATTTCCATTTACTATGACTTTATCTGGAGGCGGAACTTATGAGAAAGGAAGTTCTCAAACGATTAATATATCATGGACTTACAACCGGGATATTGAATCACAATCAATCAACAATGAATCCCTTTTAATCGGAATCAGGGCAAAGCAATACGCAAATGTTGCTACGGATACAACTTATACTCTGAAAGCGATACAGGGCGGACAGACATATACAAAGTCCGTATCAGCCCAATTTAAGGTGAAGAAGTATTACGGTGTGTCTGCAAACGGAACATTGACAAATGATGAGATTTTAGCTTTATCAAGTACATGGGCCGGCCGGACGCAAGGCTCTACTGTATTCGATTGTACCGGTGGTAAGTATCCTTATTACATCCTGCCTACATCTATGGTATCTGGTATTCAGTTTTGGATTGGAGGATTGCGTAATACAGACTGGAAAGAAGAAACTCGTGAAGTTACAAATACTTTCGGCCACAAAGAGAGTTACACTATTTATCGTTTAAATAGCATCCAGACGGGTGTATTAAATATTGAGGTGAAATGAGTGAAGAGTTGAAGGGAACAAATGTATATTCCCCTATTGTTCCGGGCACAAGTAGAGACGTATATCCTACGCACTATTCTATTTATGGTCAAGGTGGTCATAAGGAGGTATCTACTATTGACGTAAGGAATGCCATTACAGCCGACCGATTGACAGAAGGCTGTGTCGTCTATGTAAAAGAGACAGATAAGGAGTATCAATATAAAAATGGCGAATGGGTAGATTATCAGACAAATTTTGATGATACCGTACTTCGGGAACTTATTGACGAAAAAGTAGATAAAGTGGACGGAAAAGATTTATCTACCAATGACTTTACCGATGCGGATAAAGAAGTTATCGCAATTCATTCAGAGGAAATAGACAGTTTGCAAGATTCTGTCAACGATATCTACCAGCGTCTTGACTCCACAACCGGAGTTCAATACTATATCCGTGTCCAAAATAATGGTGATAAGTCCTTTACCTCACAAAAGGGCGAACCCTGCGTTCTCAACTTCACCTTCGTCTCACAGGAACGATACAGCTATAATGATCCCTATGAGAATACGGGAGAGCGTGGCAAGTGCGAGATATTCATCAAGAACTCCGTCAGCACGGACTACACCCTGATAAAAACCTTGATGGTTAACTCCATTACCGCCACAAAAGTAGACATTGCGGAGTATCTGGCGAATGGAGCCAACTCGATCATGGTGAAAATCACCGGTGAGGTGACCGGGCAGGCTACCCCGGCTTATACCTATAACGTGACGATGACCTCATTGTCCGTCAAGGCCGATACCTTCCAGTGGTGGACACTCTACTCTGGAGCAATTTCTATTCCCCTCTACATCTCCGGAAACGTGAACAAGACACTCAAAGTCACTCTCGAGGGAGAGAACTACGCCAAGGGCTACGAACAAGTGCTGGGAAACGTTATCTATACGGATACCGCCCTGAATTTCTCCATTGACCACCCCGGACAGACAGGTGTATACAAATTATCCGTTTACCTTGAAAACTCCGATGGTACCATCAAGACCAAAACAGTGTCCTTCAATATCATGTGTGCATCGGAAGGCGAACAGGTGAAACTGATGTGCGTGAACAGCCTCTCTGATAAGGCTTCCAACTGGGCGAACAACAAGCTTTTCGAATATGTCGTCTATGACGGTGACGCCACGGCCACAAGCGGTACGTTCTCCATAAAAATGGATGACCTTACCGTCTATACCAGTGAAGAGAGCACGATACCGACCAACACGAAAAACAGCTTCTCTTATGCAATGGAGATTGAAACCGTGGATGATACGGACTTTGAAATCTCTGTAGCCGTATCGGATAATGGAGAGCCTTTGACCGATATTATGATCTTCTCTGTGAGCAACTCTTCCGGCTTTTCCGCTACAGCCGGATCAGTCTTTTACATGAACCCGCGTACACGTACTAACAGTCAGTCAAATTACCAAAAGATTATCAATGAAATAGACGGTTCTCAAATCGCAGCCGAATGGGAAGGCATGAACTGGAATAACGACGGATGGACTGTAGACAGTGACGGAAACCGTGTATTAAGAATGATGGCCGGAAGTTTGTTGGATATCGGTTACAAGCCTTTTGAAATAGAAAGTGCCCGTAATGGGAAAACCATTGAACTGGATTATAAGATTTATAATGTTACCGACTACTCCGAGCCTATTATTACTTTGTCGGTACCGGATGGGCAAGGATTTACCGGACTTAATTTTTATGCCAACAACATCTGGCCGTGTAGCCAGTCTCTTAAAAATGAGGAGTTACAATCAATTCCAACCGATGATGGTGTACGTGTTAGGATAGCTATGACCATTTCACCAAATATGTATGGGAATGCCGGATTTAATCTTTGCTCTATTTATATCAATGGAAAAAAGAATCGTACTTTCCTTTACGAATCAAATGATTATTGGGCGCAGAATGGAGATATAATTATAGGTTCTGACTATGCTGACGTGGATGTCTATGGAATCCGTATATATGAAACTGGTCTAGGTTCCAATGCAGTACATAAGAATTATATCAATTGGTTGCCCGGCACCGATGAAAAGGTTGAAGAAAGCGAGAATAACAATCTTTATGACGCAATGGCCACACAGTTAGACTTCGATGCCATAAGGGCAAAAATGAATGTCTTTGTATTCGATAATATATTCCCGTCTTATTATGATACAGCAAAGAGAACAGGTACACTTGAAATACTATTTGTAAACCGCCCGGAACGAAACGTGACCATCACCAATGTGGAAATGAGTGGTCAGGGCACATCTTCTAAAAAATACTGGGAATGGAATGAAAAGTGTAAGGTTGACAAGACGAAGTCTGTTATTACTTATGCTGACGGGTCAACAACCACAAAGAAGTTTATCATGTTTGATAACGTTCCTGCATGTGCATCCGTTACATTCAAGAAAAACTGGGCATCATCCATGCAGGACCACAAAGCGGGTTCGGTTAATTCATATACGGATTTGTATAAACAGCTCGGACTCACTAATGAGGCAATGGCTCTTGATCCGAAAGTCCGCGTATCTGTCTATCAGGAGCCCTTTATGGCTTTCCGCAAGGAACTCAATGACGAGGGTGAGATCGTATACACCTGTATGGGCGAGTTTACGGGCGGCCCTGACAAGGGCGACAAGGACTGCTTTGGTTACAATACCGACCTTTTCCCCGGACTGATCTCAATCGAGGGAGCCGACAACTCACCACTTCCCGCCTTGTTCCGTGTGCCTTGGAATACGACCAGAATCACATATAACGAGGACGAGGAGTCATGGCAGTATAACGGAGAAAACAGTATTGGTCTTGACGGCGGACTTCCGGAGAATATAAAATACTGGATACCTGCCTATAACCTTGCTTACTCCTGCTCGAACAGGATCCGTCCGTTTGACGGGACGCTGGTAGAGTTGAACGCTGATGCGACCAGCTATAAGGAAAACGGTGTGGACTACTGGATCGCAAAGCCGGGTGACACTGACCTGTATAACCTGTATTACTATGAGGCGGCTGAAAAAAGGTTCATACCATCTGATATAGGTGAAGGACAAATAAACCTGATATCCCAACTTGTAAATAAGGGGTACGGTTTATCAAGTGCTGATTTGGTAGGAAAAACAAATGATGAACTGAATACGCTTTTCATCAATGCCCGTGTTGCCAAATTTAGAGCTGAAGCTAAGACCTATTTTGATATTCCCGACGCAGTATACCATCACAACTTTACCGAATTTGTAGCTGCTACCGACAACCGAGCGAAAAACACATATCCGTATTGTTTCGGGGAAGGCTGTAAATGGAAATGGAGACAGGACGACCTTGATACAATAATGCCTATCACCAATCAGGGACAACTCCGAAAGGGGTATTATGTTGAGGTACATGACAGTTATGATACCGGAGCTCCTGTATGGAATGGAGAAACTTCCGTGTTCTGGAATCTGTTGGAACTGGCGTTTCCGGACGAACTTGCTGCAGGGATGCGTTCTATGATGTCGGCTATGGAGGTATTAGGCGGCTTAAAATCCGGTACTCATGCAGAAAAAGTTTATGCATGGTACCAGAAATACTATCTCAACGTGAAAGAGTATTTTCCGGCTGTAACAGTGAATGAAGATTCTAAACGCTATGAGAATGCCAAGCTAATGATGAATGCCGGACGATACACGAATGATACTGACCCATTGACACAGGAACTAGGGGATTTATACAGCGCGGAAACGGCATGGATGAAAAAGCGCATCCAGTATATGTCTTCAAAATATAGTTTCGGAGAGTATTCCGCAAATGGAACAGATTCAATAAATGTCCGTGCTGCCGGAAATGCCATCACGTATGATATCATTCCTGCCATTGATATGTATCCCACTATTGCAAACGGTACATCAATTGTAAAGGGTAGCAGGACAAAGGCCGGACAGGTATGCAGAATGATAATAGACCTTGGCGGCACAGGTGACCAGCAGAATATCATTCAGGGAGCCAGTTGGCTGATGAGTATTGGTAAGTGGCATGATAAAAACGTCAACGGCAACCTTATCATCAAAGGAAGAATGTTGCGTGAACTGGAACTTGGAAGCCGTACAGAACGGATTATTATTGCGATCACGGGACTTACTATCTCGGATTGTGTATCTCTGCAATCTATCCTTTTGTCTAACATAGCCACATTGGCCGGTTCTCTTGACCTTTCTGTGTGTACGCATTTACGTAGAGTTTGGGCTGATGGAACGTCACTGACACAGATAAGGCTTCCGCAAGGCGGGTGTCTGGAACTGGTTCAATATCCATCCACGAACAGGTATTTGACATTACAGAACTTCCCTCTGTTGAAACAGGAGGGAGTGCTCGTCGATGATTGTGCCGGAAAGATTACGGACTTCTTTGTCAGTGATTGTCCGAAACTTAACCCGGTTGACCTTTTAATAAAGATCATGGATGCACAGCAGGAACAGGGAGAAGCGCATGCCCTTAAACGTGTGCGTGCAGTGTTTGGGGAATATACCTATAATGAGAATGGAGCCGAGATGCTTGATAACCTTGGAAAACTGGCAGACGGGACTTATGTTGGGCTTAACAGTTCCGGTGTAGCTGGTGATGATCCTCGCCCGGTTCTTGATGGAACGCTTCATATCAATACGAATTGTTACGAAGATACAGCTATTGCCCTTCGCAGTTATTTTAATAGGTTAGTGCTCAATATAAATGGAGAGTTCTACATCCGTTTTATAGATAAGTTGGTGCAAACGCTATGTGCAAAACACTTTGGCGATGAGATTGGTATAAGTAAAAGACTAATGGGGGAAATTACAGAACTGGGAGATGTTTTTATCGGTACAGAGATAACGTCTTTCACTGAATTGGCGTTCACCTGTGTAACATCACTTACGGAAGAGTTTGCAGGATGTACTAATTTCGATACCATAAAACTTCCTCCCACATTGAGAGTTTTAAATACTGCTGCTTTTGCCGGGAGTAAAATTGTTTTGGACTTATCGGCTTTTACCAATATAACTGATTTGTTGATTGATTCGGATGATATTGTATATAAGATGCCGGATGCAAACTCCAACCTTGTACGTCTCACTTATAATAGTGGGGCAGGAAGAGTAAAGGCTATTAGGTATTCAAATGTGGTTTTAGAAATCAATAATAGAAATGAAATAACCGATTTCTGGGTAGAGGATTGCAATACGAATAATAAATTATTAAAAGAGCTACAGTTAATATTAGGTGAGCAAAATTCTCTTCAATATGTCAGAGCTAAAGGCTTTGATGAAAGTTTTTCTTCCAATGATATATTGATTGCATTACGTTCATTGGCCGAGAATGGTTATCATGGAATAAATGATAATGGCGAAAGGGATGATAACATTATACCGGTGTTAGCTGGGAAGCTGGCTAGTTCTGCTAATTATTCTCCGGATCTGTTGTATAGTCTTCAAAGCTATTTCCCGAATATTCAGTTTAACATGACAGGTATAGCATTTATTGACTTTAAAGATCCGGTCGTAAGAGAAATATGCGTACAGAATTGGGGTAGCAATGGAGAATTAACAGTCGAACAGGCTGCTGCAGTAACTGACCTAAAGACACTATTTAAAGGCAATATAGATATAACGTCTTTTGATGAGCTGAAATATTTTACAAGCTCAATAGCTAATGTAAATGACAAAAGTCGTATTGGTTTGGTTTATGGTGCATTCCAAGGTTGTGTTAATTTGAAAAGTGTGACAGTAATGCCTAATGTAAATGAGTTTGACGGTGCCGTCTTTTATGGGTGTACCTCGTTAGAAGCAATACTATTGCCTGATACTATGGAAGTTATTAAAAATTCTGCATTCGAGGGTTGTACATCTTTGAAAACGGCTAACATTCCATCTGGATTAACTCAAACAGAACTTGCATCCGGTATATTCAGGGATTGCATATCGTTGACATCATTAATGGAAATTCCGGCAGTCGTATCGTCAATAGGTATGAGGGCTTTTATGAACTGTAGTTCTTTAGAAGGTATTAAGATGCTTGGTAGCGTGCCTCCCAGTCTGGGATATGGCGTTTTTGAGGGTACTACTTGCCCGATATATGTTCCGTCCGGGGCTGTACAGACATATAAATCAGCATGGAATAGCCTGCAATCAAGAATAATAGGGTATAATGAATAAATCCAAAAATTATGGCAATATTAAGTAACGGTAAGTTTTATGGTTTCCTTTGTTCGGTGAAAGAGACAGGACAGAAATTGGCGAATGGAGTAAAAGAGTATGTGGAAGATTTCATGTCCGGCTTTGCAGGACATGGCTGGAAACTCTGGGAGTACATGACTGGTAAATGGAAACTGGAGATTGATACAATCGTGGTTCGTGAAACTATGATTATCTTTGAAATGCTGATAAGTAAGATTCGGGCTATCATTGGTGCACAAACAATAAGTCAAGGGCATGGAAAAGTAAAGTCCGCTCGTATTTCTGACGATGGTACAGAATACCTCATAGTGTTGGAGGATGAGGATATGAGTATCGTAGCGCACGACTTCGTACGCTGTCAGACATTTGTAGGTGACAAGACAAAGCTTTATCATGTCGAGGTTGATTCTGTCGATGTGGAGACAAAAACCTTGCACATTCTCCTATCAGAATTTGACAAGGATGAATCGGGTAATATCCTTTATCCTCCTGCAGCGGGTGACGAACTGGTCCAGTTCGGTAACTCGCAAAACAAAGCTCGTCAATCTGCTATTTATATGCACGCTGACGAAACAGGTCAACCGGCTATTGACGTGATGTTCGATGTCAATAGCAAAAATTGGGACGGGAAGGTTAAAGTTCGTATGGGTGGTGATATACCGGGTGGCAATGGATTGAAAGGGTTCTACAGTGTCAACGGTATGGTAAAAGCGGTGGATGATAAAGGTATTGTTATTTATGAGTTGTCTCCTGATGGTTCGGTCAATCTTGGAAAGGGAAACATTGTGTATAGTCCTTCCACAAACAAAGTAACTCTCGGTTCAGGTGTAACCTTAACATGGAATAACCTTGATAATGAGAGTAAGGAGAATTTGAAAGGTGAACCGGGTGAGAATGGAATCAGCCTTGTATATAAGGGTGAACTTTCCTCTCATCCTTCCAACCCCAAAAACGGTTGGTATTACCGTAATATCACCGACAAAAAAAGCTATGTTTATCAAGATGATGCATGGTATGTTATGACTGTTGACGGTTTAGATGGTCAGGACGGTAATGACGGGCTTGATATTGTATGGAAGGGAGATTCTTCAATTCCTCCCGCTAATCCTCAAAAGAATTGGGCCTATCGTGATACAGACAACGGGCGTGTTTACATCTATAACGGGACTGCATGGGCACTAATGGTGGCAGATGGCACTGACGGTGAACCCGGCAAGGATGGCATGAGGGTTTATATAACCTATCATGACAGTGAAGAAGAACCCGCTAAACCTACCGGAAGCGGAACATCGAACGGGTGGCATACCAATGCCACCGCTTCCGTTATTTGGATTTCACAGAAGGTGGCAGAAAGTGCGGATTCAGGTGGATGGGGTGATCCTATACGAGTGAAGGGGGAGCCGGGAAAAGATGCCAATCTTCTACCGTGGATTGAGGAATGGGATAATAATAAAACACAGATTGGTAGTGAATCTATCATTTCACCTAAAATGTTCGCAGGTACCAATACTGGGACATCAGCTAATCCAACTTTGACAGGTGTTGCAATAGGGCGTGGGGTAATAACAATAAATGGGGTTGAAAAGACTGGTCTCTTCGGTTTGAAGAATGGTAAGTTAACTTTTGAAATAGATGCAGAAACAGGTGATGCTGCATTCAGAGGTAAGATTGAGACTCAAACATCCGGTAGCCGAATCGTAATTGATCCAATCACTAACTCTTTAAAAATGTACAACACAAATGACTGGGCAGTCTTTTCACTATCGTTTATCGGGGATTCATATAATGCGTATCCTCAATTTGTAATTAATGGAGTCGAAAATGGAGAGTATTCGCCAGGTATAGTAATGACAGGTAGAAAAATAGAAGGTAGTCTTTATTATTCGAAAGGTTCAGGTCTGAATGCGGATACAAAATGGAAAATAGATGAAGATGGAATATCCCATTTTAAGGATACGCAAGGTTTTAGTTTGACTGTTGATCTTGATCAAACATATCTTCCTGGCATGACAAGCCTTCATCTAACGAGATTTGCTCCGGGTTTTTTGCCGGGATATAGTACTGCAAAAAATGGGGAAGTGTATGTAACTTCAGATGGTACACTTAAAATCAAAGGATATTCGGTTGAATCATAAAAACGAATAATGATGGAACTAAATGACTGGCTAACAATACTAGGAGCCTTAGGTGGCTTGGAGGCAATCAAATGGATGGTTAACTTCTATGTTAACCGGAAAACTGATGCAAGGAAAGAGGATGCTTCTGCTGACTCTATGGAAGATGAGAATGAACGTAAACAAGTGGATTGGCTAGAGGATCGTATTGCTCAACGTGATACGAAAATAGATGCTATCTATGTTGAATTACGTAATGAGCAGAATGATAAATTAATTTGGATACATAAATGTCACGAGTTGGAACTACAGTTGAAGGATGCTGAACATAATCGTTGTGATCGACCTGATAATGACTGTAGTCGTCGTATTCCACCGCGTAGAGTTACAATAACTAAAGATAAGGAGGAAAAGAAATGAAAACTATTGATTCGATTATTATTCATTGCTCGGCCACACGTGCCGGGCAAGATTTACGTGCTAAAGACATTGACCGGATGCACCGACAAAGGGGATTCAGTCAGATCGGTTACAATTTCGTGATTGATTTGGATGGTACCGTGGAGAATGGCCGTCCATTATCCATCGATGGTGCACATTGTAGCACAAAGGGATTCTCTGGCATATCATACAATAAGCATTCGATAGGTATCTGCTATATCGGTGGACTTGATGCGAACGGAAAACCTGCTGATACACGGACGCCCGCTCAAAGAGCTAGTTTACGTGAGCAGGTAGCAAAGCTCTGCAAGGAATATCCTATTGTGGAGGTTCTGGGGCATCGTGATACTTCTCCAGACTTGGACGGCAGCGGTGAAGTAGAACCGGCTGAGTATATCAAGGCTTGTCCCTGCTTTGATGTTCGTTCTGAGTTTTCTAATTTTCTTCGTAATACAGTGATCCGGCCATGAAACGATTGAACTATGCATTTATCATATTGCTGACGTTAGCAATATGGCTGTCGTCTTGTAAGACTTCTCGCAATTTAGAAATGCAAAAGCAGATTGACTATTCAGGGGATTTTTTGTATTTGCGAAATTTAACTGAATCACTACGGCTGGATGTGAATAAGCAAACGAAAATTACTACAGACAAACTAAGTGATTTGAAGATTGAAAATACAACTGTTTACTTGTCTGATCCGGATTCAACAGGGAAGCAATATCCGGTCAAAGAAAGTACTACCACTGCTTTCAGGCAAGAACAGGAAAGAACGGAAATAAATGAAACATTATCTCTTACCTTACAACAGTTTTCTAACCGATTAGATACTATTAATAGTAAGGTAAATGCTATATTGAGCCAAAAAGAAAAGGTCGTAGAGTTATCATGGTGGGACTTACATAAAGATAAAGCATATATTATTATAGCTCTGATAATTGTAGTAGGGGTAGTGTATAGGCGAAATAAATAACCTAAAAGAGGCAGCGTTCGTTGCCTCTTTTAGGTTGTAGGTTGTACGTTAGATATCGGGAAAGCCATTCCTTATTTTATCACTTTTCACAGCAAAGTTTCTTCTGATATATCGTTCTGTAGTATCAATAGATTTGTGACGGAAGTGACGTTGTAGCTCCCAGGTATCAATACCTTCATTTACAAGTTTTACTCCTCCTGTATGTTTGAAACTGTATAATTTGTATTGAGTTGAAATGTTGAGTTTATCACGTATTCTATCAAACCTAAATCTAAAATTATTCTTTCCCAACATTATTTTGCCAGGAATGCCATTATGAGAGAAAATATAGAATTCTTTGGGGTGTATATCAAGGTTTAATACTTTATATATATAGTCATATAATTGACGTGGAATATTTACTGATTCAGTTAATCGGTTCTTACTTATGTCTTTAGGTACTGTTATAATATGATTGTCAAAGTCTATATCTCCAATTTGTAATTGCCTACATTCATTTGGACGGATGGCACAATAATACTCCATCTGACAGACTAACCATAATTGTGGATCATGTTCTTTCATATACGTTGATAAAAGCTGGCGTTCTCGGTCAGGAATTGGTTTGGCTGCTTCATCCTTAATGGTTCCCATGTTGGGTATGTCATGTACGGGATTAGTATCTATAATTCTTTTTACTTTTAGTAAATAATCGAAGAAACCATGTAATATTTGAGTATACTTTTTTACTGTTCTTTGGCTTACATCATGCTTTTCTACAATATAGCATAGAAATTCGCATATTGAACTCTGTTCGAAAAAACAAATACTTTGCTTATCTAAACCGGTTTGTTCCACCCATTCACAGAATATGCGTAGTTTGGATTTATAAGTCTGAAAAGAGTGGGGGATTACTTCTACTTTTTTTATTGCTAAGAAATCAGAGAGGTATGTGCGTATACCCACAGAACCTTTTCTTTCATTACCCCATCGTTTAGCTATGTTCTGATATAATAGTTCATCGTTATAGCTGACTTCTTTTCCTAAGAATGGAATTTCCCCCCTAGTGAACTTCTCCTTAATCTCATTTATGATTTTTTCTGCGAATGCGTAACGTTCTTCTTTGGTCTTTAATTTTGCAAAACCATTATAGACCCGGAAACGTTTCATTTCTTCTGTTTGAGGATTACGACATGAATACTCTACGAACCATGTTTTACTCAAATCGCCACCACAATCTTTTAGCTGTGGTAGGATGACAATAGACTTTTGTTTTGCCATAATAATTACTTTTAATTGTATATTGACGATTTACCAACTAAAAGACAATTATAGACAGTTTGAAGATCGACTTAAAAAGAATATATTTTTGTATGTAACTAATTGATATTCTTTTAATTTTGTCGGGATACCAGGATTCGAACCTGGGACCCCCTGCTCCCAAAGCAGGTGCGCTAACCGGACTGCGCTACATCCCGAAGTGCTTTTATAATAACCCTTTCTGTCTTTTTTGTAGTCGGGGTAGCGGGATTCGAACCCACGACCCCCTGCTCCCAAAGCAGGTGCGCTAACCGGACTGCGCTACACCCCGCTACTTTTTTGAAGGGTTGTTCTTTTCAAAAGCGGTGCAAAGATAGGGAGTATTTTTTAATTAACAATAGCTAAACGAATGTTTTTTACCTATTATTTCTCAATACCTTGAATCTCATCACTTTGCGACCGCACTTTTTTTTCTTGTCAGAGATTAGAAGTATCATCGGACATCGTAATTCATCTTTTCATCTCCTCTTTCACCTTTTCTCTGTCTCTTCGATGAATAGGGAGTTTGCGGGTGAAGGGCAACAACTTCACCACCTCTTCACCTGTAAGCGATTAGGTTTCAAAAATAGTTTCAATCCTTGAAACACTTCGTTTCTCGGTGTGAAACACTTTGTTTCATTAGGAGAAACACTTTGTTTCAAGGCGTGAAACTTTTAGTTTCAAATGGGGTTGAAACTAATAACGAAATAGCTTGACTAATCTTGCTCAATGATGTAATCAGGGTAAGCGGCTATTTGATTTTGTTCACGATGAAAAGAAGGTGAAAGAACGGCTCTTCACCTGCAAACTCCCTGTTAATCGGTGATACAGAGGAAGAGTGAAGGGGATGGAAGAATTGTGCCTATTATAGAGAAAGAATATTAAATTGTTCATAACTGTACCGGAGTGAACAAGCTCATAATGGTATATTGGGGGTGGTTGCCCCGTACATAAATTATCTGTGAGTATGAACTATCTTTCGATGTTTGCTGTTTTATAAATAAGAATTTTAAAATGAAAAGCCTTATGAAAACAAGAAAACAA